GTTGATGAAGCACAGAGACGCAGCGGATACAAAGCGCTATAAAGTTCTTTCTAAAAAATTCATAGAGAAGTTCGGAATCGATACAAGCACATACGATGTTATAAAGGGTTGGAGAGCTAACGCTTCATACTTTTATATTGCCAAAGAATTTGTGCGCGACAATGTAGATACGGACATACTCGAAGAATTGCTATCATTAGGTGGGCTCGGCATCCAATATTGTATCAAATCCGAACTTGCTTATTCCAAACTCACGGAGAATAAAAAAGGCTTGATCCGAGTCGAGTACAGCGTGTTTAACGATAAATACAATCAACGCGATGTACGTGCCCGAGAAAACATGCACGATCTCATCGAGTCAGATGCAAATAAAGTAACAAATGTATTCAGCACATTATTTTAGAGGTGATATGATGCGAGCTTATCCAGAGGTATACTTACATGATATTGTTGAAAGCCAAGGAAAACTGTTCGATTTTGTATCGCAGAATTATCCTGAGAAAGATACATCGGATTTCATCAATACTTATATGACAAGTAAAACAAGAGAAAGTATCGATCAAGGTAAAGCCTATGTTAGCACCATGAATGCTTCCGAATTGTGGGATTACTTTCAGCAAACAGAACACTATCATCTCAAAAACGGCAAAGCACTCAAAGGGTTTATTCCTGATTGGATAGGTGAATTTTACGCCTATTATCAATGGTTCTACAACGTCTCAAGCAAGGAGATTATTAAAAAAGTGCCATTGGATTTTTTAACAAAAGCCTACATGGGGTTACACGATTTAGAACTCGATTTGGCCGTAAAAAAGGTTGGTGGAGCGCCATGAAAATCCTTTGCTTTCATAACCCTGACGAAGAAAACGGATATTTGAGCAATTGGTATTTATCCGAATTCAACGTATCCAATATCACCTTTTCCTCAATGGAGCAATTTATGATGTATCAAAAAGCCATGTGCTTTTGTGACCAAACTATTGCAAAAAAGATTTTAACCACTCATGATGTTGCTCAAATAAAAAAATTCGGGAGGCAAGTTTCTAACTATAACGAAAACCGTTGGAATGGCATCCGACAAATCGTTGTATATGAGGGACTGCTTGCAAAGTTTTCTCAAAACCTCAACTTAAAAGATCTTCTGAAAGCTACCGGCGACAATCTTCTCGCAGAATGTGCCGTCAAAGATAAGATTTGGGGCGTGGGCCTATCAATGAGTGATCCAGATCGACTGGACATAACTAAGTGGAAAGGTCAAAACTTATTAGGCTACTCCTTAATGATGGTACGCGAAAAGATATGAAAATAAAACAAAGCAACAAAAAGGTTTGTTACCTGTACACACAGGCAGCAAACCTTTTTTCATACAGTTTTTTATGAAAGGAATGATTTTATGGCTGAATTTACATCATCCGGGATTCAAACTGTCGCCGCTGGGCAGAACGTCCCGCTGATCTCCACGGCGGCTTGCGGAAAGCCGTGCATCGTACATCGCGAAGGAAGCGGGCTCGTTACGCTGCGCGGGCTTACGCAGCAATGCAAGGCGAAGTTCCGCGTATCCTTTGGCGCGAATATCGCTATCCCTACAGGCGGAACAGTAGGCGCCATTACCGCTGCGCTCGCAATCAACGGCGAACCTCTGAGCAGCGCCACAGCGGCCGTAACCCCTGCGGCTGTTGAGAACTATTTCAACATCTTCGTTTCCACATTCGTGGAAGTCCCGCGCGGCTGCTGCCTGACTGTAGCGGCGAAGAACACCAGCGCGCAGGCGATCAGTTTCGCAAATAGCAATATGATCGTCGAGCGCGTATCGTGAAAGGAGGATGCAATATGTACGATTTAAGAAACCTGCGTGAAATGCTCTGCAAAGAGCTTGACGAAATCGCCGACAAGCGCGAAATGTCTGCGGGCGATCTGGACGCGATCCAGAAGCTGACGAGCTCCATCAAGAATACCTACAAGATCGAGATGGCTGAAGACGGCGGCTATTCCCGCGACGGCGAGTGGGAGGCGGATATGCGCGGTACTTACGGCCGGGGCAGCTCTTACCGTGGCCGCCGCCGCGACGCAATGGGCCGCTACAGCCGCACAGACGCCCGCGAGCATATGCGCGCGCAGCTGGATGATATGATGCGCGACGCGGACGACGATAAGACCCGCGACGCCCTCCGCCGCTGCATGGAGCAGATCGAGCGGGCGTAAGGAGAGCGCAATATGTTGGATGCAGCCGAAATCCGGAAAGAGATTGCTCGCCTGGAATATGAGGAATCCGACTATAAGAATTACGCTAAGCTTGCGGATCTGTACGTGATCCGCAAGCAGATGCAGGAAGAGGAACGGGGCGACGGCGGTAGGTATGTGGGTTACTACTCCGGCGCTCCCGCCCCTGTGACCGCAGAACCGGCTACCGTGGGCGAGTACGGGGACAGTGAGTTTTTGCTTGCGGTAGCTGGGAAAGACCCGGCAAAGGCTTGGGCGGTCGTTGATGAACTTATGGACACATTATCGCTTGTGAACCGAAAAGTCTATGATTCTATGCTTCGGAAAATAAAGTCCATGTAGCAAAAAATAGGGGAGTCCCCTCGCATTGCGCTGAATCTGTAGCATACAATGTAGCATACGGAAAATAATTTTATGTTACAGAGCGTGTCATAACTTGATTTTTTGCTTTTTGAAAATACGCAGAAAATAGGGTGAAAAGCATAAAAAAGTACCGATTTTAGATTTAAAACATCTAAAATCGGTACTTTGGCGCGGAAGGAGAGATTTGAACTCTCGCGCGCTTTTTAGACGCCTACTCCCTTAGCAGGGGAGAAAAACCCATTGAAAACACTGGGGAAATTGGCATTTGTAACATATTTTGTAGCATACAGAATTCACTCTGGCGATTCGTTTTGCAACTGATTTACGGCATCGACCATGCCTTTCATGTCCGGGTGTACATACCGTTGGGTAGTCGTTATCTTCGTGTGGCGCATGATTTCCTTGATCGTAAACGGGTCGATATTTTTCATCGCGAGGGCTGTAGCGGTTGTATGGCGGCATGAGTAAGGTGGTAGCTTTTGCACTCCGGCAAGCTCCAAACACTCATAATATCTCTTGTAAAAATTATCTTTGTTTATGCAGCAGATATTTCCGACGCGCGATTTGCTTTCTTCGCATAGTTCATGCAGCACCGGCGCAACGAAATCCGGGAAGACCATAGGCGTTTCCTTCCGCTTCCTTGTCTTTATGCCGCCTCGGACGATCTCATTCTTTTCAAAGTCAATCATATCTTTCTTGAGCTTCAGAAGCTCACCTGGCATCATGCCGGTATAAATCATCGTTAAAATAAACCCAATGAAGTGGTCTTTTGCATACGCTTCCCATAGCTTTTTTACGTCGGCGTCGGTAAACGGTTCCGGCGACTTCTCTTCCAATTCCGGAAGCTTTATGTACTTTGCAAGATTCACGGTTGTTTGCTTTTCTGCGATTGCGAGGTTATAACAGTGGGAGAGGATAGTTTTCATATCTTTCCGCGTGTAATAGGTGCTGGCGTTGCGGTCGATGACATCCTGTATCTGCGCGATGGTAAGCGCGTCGATCTCACGGTCGGCGATTTCTCTCATGCGCTCGAATGCCTTTTCCGCCGCGCCCTGACGATCAGCCGATAAGGATAGATAATCCCCACGCAGATATGTTTTGTAGTATTCTCTGAGAGTGGGGCTTCGCTGCTCTTCCTTCGGAGGGTTTGCAGCATATTGGAGGGCGGCGCGCCTTGATGTAAACCCGCCTTTTGTTCGCATCTTTTGCCGAAGCTTGTCGTTCTCGTCTAGGTAAGTTCTTTCTGTCCAACGTGCCGTCCACGTCTTCCCTCGCTGGTAAGCGCTTCCCTGCCCGTTCCCGCGTGTCCGGTTTCGCCGCGCTTCCTGTTTTTTTCCGCACCAGCAACAGTAGGGCGCGCCGTCTGGGATTTCTTTTTTACACTTGATGCACGCCATGTTTCCCTCCACGTTCTTTTCGGATCGCGTAGAAAGTAATTGCCGAAGCCAGCGCTGAACCTACGATCAGGGCAATGCAAACCCATGCAGCTACGGACAAATCTCCATCGCGAATGAGGCCTGCGCTCCGACTCTGCGCATCCGTCACAAGGCAGGCAATCAGAGAAAAGGAGAGCAGCATACAAAACAGGGCGAGGACGTAACACATTGTATGTGTAGACTTTATCTGTGCGCTTTGCACGGCCGCTGTTGCCTCCAGTTTGGCGTTTTCAAGCTCGACGTGATGGATCTGCTTGGTCAGCTTTTCCGGGCTTCCGACGCGATTTTCAAGGCCGAACAGCTCGTCGAGCGACAACCCGAGCGTTTTGCATAGCGCAGCCGAGTTGTAAAGCCGTGGATCCGCTTGTGTTCCAGCGTATAATCGGCTCACGGCAGAGAAGGAAACGCCGGACTCGTTCGACAGCTCCTCCAACGTCATCCCGCTTGCATCTTTTGCCCTTCTGATCTTCCCCTGATACGCGCCGATAAACGGAGCGAGATCCTGTATTGCGGACATGATTACGCCTCCATTCGTAAGTTTCAGTTTTATTTCTTACATTTTCCATATAAAAATGCAAAACATATGACAAGAACGCAGGATTCGCCCTTTTCTTACAAACATTATCTGGTACAATGAAAACGTAGCAGATAGTTCCTGAATCCTGCATCTGCTGAAATGGCCCCACCGTATGTTCCAGATACGATGGGGCCGGTCAAACCAAATATTATATCAAATCATCAGTCCCATAAACTGTACACCATCGGATTCCTGATTCCCAAAAATAACGCGGTCTGTTTGTTTATAATACCATGTTGATTTTTAGAACAATCGTTCTATAATAAATGACAGGAGGAAAAAATATGGAGTGCATCAACATCCGGGTAAACAATGGGCGGGTCGACGTGACGGTCGACGGCGCGAAGCTGACAGACGTGCATAGCGTCAGCGTGGATTACATCAAGGGTATTCCGCTCCTGTTTGCCTGCGTCGCGGACGTAGGCCGGGAGCAGGACGAGCGGCGGGAACCGAGAATCCTGCACTGAATTTATTGTGCGTCCCTCGAGTTCGCTTCCTCCAGCACATTGCCGGTCTGGTCTACAAACTGCACACACACGTTGTCGACCGGAGTTCCGTTGAATGCGTTGTACATACCGCCGTACATATAAAATGCCAGTGTAAGGAGTGAGTCCTGAAGCCCAACCACATCAGTAGAAAGCGTTACAGTAAAGGACGTGTAATCGCTGGACGCTTCGGCGGAAATGACGTTTGGGTAGTCAGAGGAACCGGCCATGTCCGCAAGCTGGGCGTCAATGTTCTGCGCCAGCTCCTGCATAAGCTCTTTGTGTCGCTCCGCTGTCATAACGTAGGTCGCGGAGCCGTCAGGATTCAGCTCTATAGACAGAAGCCCGTCTGTTTCCTTTACCTTTTCGTCCAATGCCTGCTGCGTCGCATCTTCGCCGATAAAGTCGGCTGGGATCGTGAGCTTGATCTTATTGCCCCATGTTTTTTCAGCCGTTATCGGTGTGGTTGCCGTTTCCCCAGTCTGTGCGTCGTCTTCCGTCTTTGCCGACTCCGATGCGGAGATTGTATCCGGCTCCTGCCTCTTGATCGGCTCGGCTGGCTTCTTCGCGGGCTTTGATGCGATAAGGACAACTGCCAGCACAACGGCAGCGAACGGAACAGAAAGAATCGCGATTTTTTGAACCGAAATCATCTTTTTGTTTCTTGCGCCGCATTCCGGACAGACGCGGGCGCTTGCATTGATTTGCGTTCCGCAGGAGCGGCAGATCATCTTTCGGTTGGGCGTGTCACAGTGCGGGCAGAACTTCTCCCGTTCCGGGAACTCTGCCCCGCATCTTGGGCACTGCACAATATATTCATTTTTAGTCATCAATGCGGCACTCCTTATATGGTTTGTAAACAATTACATATTACCACTTAGAACCAGCAACCGCAATGTAGAAGCTGCACAAAAATAAACGTCGGAATTTGGAAGAACGGAGATAGGAACTGAAATGAACGAAAAAGAAGCCGCGACAATCAAGGAATTGGTGGAAACTATATCAAGATTCACGCCCGAAAAACTCAATCTTTTTCTATCTGCTTCGCAAGATTTAATAGAGCGGATGCAAGTTCGGGACGATTCATGCAAATCCGAATAATCTGCTGGATATCCTCCGGCAAGTCACGAATAAGCGCTTCGCCATCGGCGGGGCGCTCTTTTTTTATGCCTTTGCCCATCAGTTCTTCTACTGTTACGCCGAAGTAGTCGGCGATTTTTTGCGCATTTACGTCAGAGGGTTTTGTCTTCCGCGCTTTCCAACAGCTTATTGTTGATTTGTCAATTCCGAGTTCTCGGCCAACGTATGCAGGGGTTTTGTTTACAGAAGCGCAAAGCGCAACAAAGTTGTCATAAAACACAATAATACACCTCTGGAATTGTTAAATACGACGAAAGTTGAATTAGTTTGCAAATAGCGGTTGACAGTTGAGAATGTTTGATGTATTATTGCCTTGTGGTTGAAAAAGTTTGCAACAGACAAGACCCAAGCAAATCAACGCTTGCGCCAATGCTAATGTGTTTCTCGCAAATTCATAGTAGCACAAACAGTAAACAATTTCAACAACAAATTTCAAAAGTTGACTGCGGCGAAAAGAAAAGCCGCCCGTGGTTCGTTCACGAGCGGGTTTCCCCAGAGTTGTTTACCAGAACGCGCTGCACAGGATGGTCGTCTGCATTACTTTGCATCCGTCCGAATTGGTAGAGTTCTTTCCACCGGCTCGGCAATGCCATCCTGACACAAAACGAACTTACGCTTCTATGACGCGCCGCTCACTTTGGCAGTTCTGGCGCTGCCCCTTGCCCTAACGCATCACGCCGTTTCTTTGGTCTGGAACTGGCAAGTTCAAAAGTTTGGTCATGAAAACCACCTCCCGAATTTACCTAAAAGGGCTAAGGACAGTATAGCACGTCTGGGGCGTTGCAGTCAACAATTTTAACAGAATGGAGGTGTGTATATGCCTGAAAAATGGACAGGCGTACTGATCGGGAAAATGCACAATGCGCGTGTTTCATACGACGATCTTGCCGCAGAGCTTGGACTTACAAAAGGCTATCTGTCCATGATCTTGAACGGGAAAAGAAATCCGCCGGGCGCAAGGAAGCGCTTGGAAGACGCGGTTAAGGCCGTGATCGAACGCAGAAAGGAGGAAAAATGACGCTGGACGATATCCGGGCAATGTCAAAGCCCACAATCCTCGCAAGCGAGGCGGCGCAGGTGCTCGGCTGTACCCCGCAATGGCTTCGCTTGATGGCGAGGGAACAGCCTGAAAAGCTGGGCTTCCCGGTCTGCTGCACAAGCAAGCACAGAGTAAAGATCCCGAGAGAGCCGTTTTTGCGGTTTCTCGGAGCATGAGGAGGAACAAAGGAGGATACTGAACACCATGAGAAAAGCCAAAACCACCACCACCGTCGTGTCCCTGATTGCGGCGGCTCTGCTGGCACTGCTGATTACGGCCATGTTGACTGGCTGCTCGGAGGCAGACAAGGTCAATGCCAACATCAGCAAGCAGGCGGATTATTTCGAATCCGAGCGCCGGATCACCGTATACAACGCCCGGACAGACAAGATCATCCTCGAGACCGAGGGTTACATGAGCATTTCTAATAACGGAAGCAGTGAGCTGGTCGTGACCTGCAAGGTCGGCCCCGGCGAGTACAAGAAGAATTACATATACTTGAACGACTACACCCTCTACGTGGTAGAGGACATTTCCGGGACGCACACAGACCCGTACCACTACAAGATGTACTTCCACACGGAATTCCCGGTCGATGTTGAGGCAAGGCCATGAAGATCAAGGAGCTTTTGAGCCTTTTCCGCCTGACGTGCGACGTGCGGGAGGCGGGAGGCTGAGCCATGGCGAAGGTAAAGACCTACACCCTCACATTGAGCGGGCAGGAGCTGCAAGATCTGATCGAGGCGGCGCTGGTGTGCGAGTGCCAGGCAGCGCAGATCATCGGCGGGCTCAAGCGCAAGGGGCTGGACCTGGACGCGCAGAAGCTCGTTACACAAAACGCCCGTCTGTCGCGGCTCGTCAGGCGGATGCAGGAAGCGAAGGAGGATAAGCGGAATGCGGAAACTGATTCTCAGCGGAGACGATTGGTTTGAGCTGAAGCACACGCTGGAGCTGCTTGTGATCGTGACAAACAGCGCGGCGAATGAGCACGAGAATATGGCTGCACACGAGCAAGTGGCGGAATTGTATGAACGGTATGCAAACCTCGCAAAACGCGACAGGGAAAGGACGGAGAACTACAAGCGGCTTATGGCACTGGTAGAATCGGCAGAACGCCTGCCGGAGACGAAGGAGGAAACCAATGGATAACGGGAAGGTACACGTCGAGATCGGCATGGACGGCAAAAAAACGGTATCTGCGCTATCCGGCAGCGCGCTGGAACTGAGCGCTGCTGCCGCGCGAATCCTGAACATATTTTATGCCGCGTTCTGCCAGCGGGGAATAGGCGAGGAATTCAAGGAAACTATGCGCTACTGCGTGAACCGGGAGGACAGCCCGGTATGGATGAAGGAGTTGACAGAATGAGAACGAATCTTGCAGAGCGGCTCGGGTATGAGCCGGAGGAAACGACTGAGGAACGCCGGGAACGGCTGCGGGAGGAATTAGAGGCCCGCAAGGCGGCGCGGCGGATCGTCAAAGGAATGTGCCTTTGGGTCAGCGGCGCGGCGATGATCCTGTCAGTAATGGCCGGGATGGCGGAAATGACGTATGAATGCGCTCTGACCGGTCTGGTCGCGATTGTCGCGCTGCTGTACGGGCTGGCATGACGGAAGCAGAGCTGTTGAAGACGCCCTGCGATATATGCAGGGAACGCGGGCTTTGTAGTTCCGGCTGCACCACAGACGGCCAATTTTCCTGCGGCATCTATTGGGAGATCCTGTTTGAGCAGTGGGACGCAACCTGCAAGCTCATCCGTGAGCGCACGGGCAAAAAGAAATGACCCCTGCCGCGCGGCAACGCGACAGAGGCCGAAAGGAAAACGATTGTCGCCCTCATTATAGGGCAGAAAGGGAACTATGTCAAGTTTAACGGATTCCCGCGTCCGGCACGGCGCAAAGGCCTGCGTCGACGCGGTACATCGGGCCGACTACCCGAAGTTTAATAAGGTTCTGCTTTCGCAATGCGAACACCCGGAAAAATACGGTGTGCAGCTTGTTCCGGAGGCAGCTTCGGCGATCAAGGCGCTGGACGCGCCGAAGAACCGCAGCGATAAGCGCCGGAAGGTGAACCGGTATTATTTCCGCCTGACGGATGATCAGGCTAAGAAGCTGGACAGGCTTCTGAAAAAGCTGGGCTATTCTACGGTTCAGAGCTTCTGTGAAGCGCTGATCCGCCAGGAGGTGAGCCGGAATGGCATATGACGGCGAAAACCTGTACTTGAGCATTCCGGAGCCGGAGTACGAGCCGGACGAGCCGGAGGACGAAGACCGTTATTTGTTCCCGCCGCTGTGGCTGGGGGGG